AATAAAAATCTCTATTTTGGTGTAGAATAAAATATAAAAAATATGGCTTCATTACAACAATTAAAAGATAGGTTATCAGGCAAAATTACAGAAGAACCTATTTCTAAAAAATCTTCTTTATCTAAAACAATTTCTAAACCACAAGAAAAAACTTCATTTCTGGAAATAGAAGAAGCTCGATATTTATTGTCGTTAATTGCTAGAACAGATTTTTCAGGAAAAGATATTCAAATAGTATATAATACTGCTTTAAAACTACAAGAAATTCTCCAGCAAAATCTAAATAAAGAAAACAATAATGGCTGATTTTATAGATAGATTCTCAGGTAACCAAATTAGAGGGGGTAAATTTACTACTCTTTCAGCATCTATAGCTGCCTCTGCAGATGGTGTAGTAGACGGTATAAAATTTGAATTTTTACCCGAAAAAGCTACAGATATTAGAGGTAGTGCTCTAGCACAACTTCCCTTTAGGGTTAAACAGGGAGATCAAGCTAAATTTTTTCCTGGATTAAAAGAAGGAACTAGTGATGGAAGAATAGAAACAGGTTCTATTTTTAGAGATGTTACTAGGGGAGTAGTACATATTCCTATTAAAAAGAAAAATTATCAAGAAAATTTAATAGGTGTTAATTCTCACATTTCAACATCTTTTTCTTCAAGTGCTTATCTTCAGTGTAGTGCTGCTTTTGCTGAATTATACTCTGGGGTATCTGGTGATACTATATTCACATATGCTGTGAAAGAATTTTATTCATCTCCTAGTGCTAGTAAAGCAGCAGCTTTTGCAGGAACAGTAACAGCCTCTTTTAATATATTTGAAAGTGGTTCAACTTCAGAATCTTTTTCTGCTGTTCATTCAGCAAGTTTAAATCGTGATTTTGCATTTGATTTTCCTAGTGGAAATTATATAACCCATTGGGCTCTTAGATTTGATAATACTTCAAAACCTAGTATTTTTTATAGTGCATCTGTAAACTTTGGGTATGCTTTTGCTAGATTTGAAGGAAAAGAAAATACCCAAAACGAAACAGGTTCATTTAACCTTACTAATAATCAATTTATTGAACCTGGATCAGGTTCTTTAATAGGTCACGGTGTTAGTCATAACATAAATGGAACTAATACAAGTGATGGTAGTTTTACCCATTATACTTTTAAATCTAGAGTAGCAGGTGATGCCGATTCAGGTAGTTTATATGATATTGCTACTCAATTTCCTGGAGTAGGTCAAATTATAATTTATCGTAAAACTATAGTCGATAATTTTAATAGTGGTAGTTTTTCATATCACCCTACTTCAAGAAACGCCTCTACAGGTTCAACTGATTATAGAACATTATATTTTTATTCAGGGAGTGGAGGCTCTTCACAAGCAAACTCAGATTTTAAATTTTTTGTTACTAGCAGTGTAGTAGCAATTGCTAACCCTAATTCAACCCCACTACACACAGATTCTACTTTTAGGCATAACGCAGATATAGGATTTTATAGCCCTTCAGGATCGTGTACTTCTTCAATTTTAGTACAAACAGCAAGTGGAGTAACTAGTGGTAAAGGACCTGTATTTGCACAACAATATCAAGCATAATTTAATATAACAACAACACACAATACATAAGATATGGCGAATTGGAAAAAAGTATTAGTATCAGGCTCAGAAATAAGTGTAGCCGGAATAACATCATCACAAGTACCTAGTGGTACATCTGACGATGATGTAGTAGTATTAGGTGCTAATGGGGAATTTAAAAAAGTACTCCAAACATCTATACAGGGGGTAACAACCGCAACCTTTAAAATCAGCGGTAGTACAGGTAACGATACATTTGATGCAACAGGAGATACCTTAATCTTTACAGGTAGCCACGGTGCATCAACCTCTATATCCGAACCTTCAGCTGGTAACACATTAGTTACTGTTAAACTTCCTACAAACACCGTTACTGGATCTCAACAGATTAATATTGCAGATACTATTGGTTATACTAGTTTTAGTTCCTCATTCGCCGCTAGTATAACTACTAACGAAACAAATATTAGTACTAATGATGCTGATATTACTACCCTACAAGGTAGAATCGAAGGATTAGCAGCATCTTCTTCCCAATTAACAGCTGCTTCTACTTCCTTTAGCACAGATTTAGCTACTGCTAATAATAATCTAACTAGTATACAAAATAGTATTACCGCCATACAAAATTTTACTGGTTCTGTTGTTACTAATAACGAAACAGGTAGTTTCTTATTGTCCGAATCTATTGTTGGGACTGCAAATGAAATAACAGTTACTGGTGACGGTGCCGGGGAAGTAACAGTTGGTCTTCCTGAAAATGTTACTATTGGAGGTAGATTAGAAGCAGGTAAACTTGTAATTCAAGGTGAAACCGTTTCAGATACTGCTGCCGCTGTTATATCAGGTAGCACTATTCAAGGTAATGCAACTACTGATATTCATAGATTTACAGGTTCTTTACAAATTACAGGTGCTTTTGAAATCGACAATGGTTCTAATGATATTAAAATTAATAATATAAGTACAAACGATCAAGCTACTGTTGATGATATTCTTGTTCGTGCAAACGCTACAGGAATAATTAGCAGAGCTGGTAGTAATATAAAATTAGCAATTTCTGGTGCTTTTGATGAAGTATCCGCTTCTATAGCCGCGGATATTGCTGCTTTAGAAACAACCACAACTACTAATAATTCAACTGCAATAGATGCTTTAGAAATAACATCTGGATCATTAGAAGCTAGTGCATCCGCAGGTATTTATTTTAGTGCTAGTGAAGGAGGTAGTAGCGTAGGATTAGGCCAAAGCTCATCTTTTGTAGCTTCAGGTGATGGTTTAACAGTAGCATACGAAGCTAACGGTAATAATGGTATAATAACATACACAGTTGATCCCGCAGCATTAGGTGGTGCTATAGGTGCTTATTCATCCTCAGCCCAATTACAAACAGTATTAGACGATATTTATGTCCCATATACTGATGTTCCTATTAGTGGTGCTGTACAACTCCAAACACTAGGTTTTATTACATCTAGTACGTTTGATAACTTAACTGGGGTTCCAGTAGGATTAATTTCAGGTGCTGCAGATGGAGATATTGGAACACAAGCCCAAATTAAAATTAATGATAATGTTATCAACATATCTGGGTTAAGTACAACCGATAGCCCTACATTTAATAACTTAACAGTTACTAATAACCTTGTAGTAACTCAAGGTACTACTACTATATCAACAGAACAGTTAAATATTGAAGACCAGTTTATATTAATTAACAGTGGTGCTAGCGGTGGTGATAACGATCCTGAAATGGATGGTGGTGTAATTGTAGATTCGGGTAATGGTAAGGGCTCCTTATTAATGTATAAAAAGGGATATGGAGCTTGGGCAATTAAAGGTGCTACTGATCCTGCAAACGGTGTTGATTTTGATGAAGCCTCTACAGGTGATTTCCCAGTAGTTCCTGATGTTATAGTAGCAACTGTAAGTAACGGCACTAATGGTGCTGTTGGTCCTACAGCTGCCCCCTCTTATGGAGCTGCTGGCAGTGACTATCAGAAAGGGCAAATGCATATTAACACTTCTGATAATACAATCTGGATTTACGTTTAAAAATCAATCTTTACCTTAAAACAACACAAAATATATAGGATATGGCGAATTGGAAAAAAATATTATTTGAGGGAGCAGATATACATGTAACTTCAATTACAGCAAGTAACTTACCTACAACTTCTTCAAATGATTCCACCCTTAAAGTCTTAACTATAGATTCATCTGGTAAGATTCGTTTCCGACAACAAGGTCAACTTAACCAACAAATAGGTGAGATCACTGGTTCAATAAGTGGTAGTGATGGTACTTTAGTTAATGATTTTGACTTTAGTGCTCATACCCTTAAGTTTGCTGTATCTAATGAAAATATTTTTGAAATTTCAGCCTCGGGGCAAACAAATACAACTACGGTTAATTTTAGGCCTTTAGTAGGATACGTTACAAGCTCAGGAGACTTAAACATTATTAGTGCAAGTTCTCTTAACCCCACGCTTGCATCGGGTGATGTTGTTCTCGGGCCATTGGGATTAGGAGTTGGGGGGCTGGGAGCCGGTTTAGCACCTAACGCTCTTTTAAATAGTTTAGGGGGCGATTATACTACAGCAATTCTTCCTCTTTTACAAAGACATTTTGATAATACAACTAATATTAGTAACAATACTAACCAAGTTGATCCAGATTCTCCTACACAAATTACTCAACCACTCTTTGGTAATGTTAATATACCCTCGTGGAGAGTTGCAAGTAACTTATGGTTAAACCGTGTTTCAACAATTCCCAACGCTAGCGGAGATCTTGGTGACCTTAGCCCAAATGCTGAAACTGTAGGACAACACAGTATCTATTGGTTATCAGCAAGTTTAGTAGGTGGATTTCCTAATGGTACTCCATCACTTTCAGCATCGTTCTTTACTTCACCTGGTGGGTTCTCTTCTAGTATTGATACACTTACAGGTTCTATAGGAACTCTTCTTTTAAGCCAATCTGAATTTAATACTGCTACAGGCAGTATGTTACAAGATCAATTTACTTCAAGTTTTGCTTTAGAAAGTAAACTTATATCTAATACTATAAATTCAATTGAAGCAGGTAACATAGATGTAGACCAAGTAGGCTTTGTAAATACTGACGAATTAGGAAATACCCTAAACCAGGGTAAAAGAATAAGATTAGGTACCCCAACTAATGACCCTGATATACAAGCTTTCGATAATACTCTTAGAGATTTAACTATTGATGGCACATTTACAGCAGATGAACTTGACTTACCTGAATTTGTATTTAATGAAATACAAATTTCTAAAATTAATGGTGGTGTAACTTTTGGTACTAGTAGTTTACACACACACAAATATTTAGGTCATTCTTTTGTAACAGGTGGTGGAGTAGAAGTAACTGGTTCTTTTAAAATTGATGATGCACCTGCGGTTGAAAATAGTGTAGTCACCATGTTAGTAGCAGGCCAAGATGGTATGTCTATTAAAAGACAAACAGTAGGTTTTGACGCTGTTAACCCCCTCCTTTCAAGTATGGCAAGCTCTTCTCAAGGAGTATCACAATCATTTGCCACTAGAATTAACGATATACAGAGTCAAATAACTACTGATGGAAACGAAACCACAATTATAGGCCATTTAACAGCAAGTTATAATGCTTTAACAAGTTCTTATAACCGTGGCATATTATTTGCTACTGCTTCGAATTTATCTAACGCTCAAAGTGATAATATTGTAGGTAGTAAAATTGGTCTTAAAAATACTGCTTCTTTTGAGATAGGTCAATTAACATCTCAAACAGGATTAACAAATAAAATTTTAACTGCATCATTTAATGCCGCTAGAACTGAAATAAAATACCACTTAAATACAAGAGCATTTGCAGACGTTACAGGTATTTATACAGGTTCCGGAACCGCAAATACAGCTGATATCATAAGTGATGTTAACAGTTTAAATAGATACGGTAAACGCTCAGAATTAATATTAACGCAAAGTAATACTGCCGCTAATAGAGACTACATAGCCGAATTAGCTAAGTTCGGTAATGGTCCGGGTCCCGATCTTGGTGGATCTGATGCAAATACTCGTTTTTTAACGGGTTCAGGTGATTTCTCCGATTTAAGTTATCCTGATGGTACATTTGTAAACGATGCAAATGATAGTACTACCCAAGGTGTTGTAAAGTTTGGTTTAGATCCTGATGGTGATGGATCTGGTGTTAGTGTAATTAAGTTTGGTGCTACAGGTAGTGAGATGGGTATTGATGGTAATCCCTCATTTGCAGGATTAACATTAACTGGTCAGTTAACAGTTAATGGTACTTTAACACAAATCCAAACAACCAACTTAAACGTTAGAGACCAGTTTATACTAGTTAATGATGGTGCTACAGTAGATGGTGGAGGTACAAGCGATAATGATAAAGACGGTGGTATTTTAGTAGACGCAGGTGGTGGATCAGGATCGTTATTTATGTATGACTTTACGGCTAGGGCATGGGGAATTAGAGGTGCCGGTACTGCTAACCATACATCGTTTAATGCTTCTTCACAATTATCCCAACCTGTAGTTCCAGACACATATGTTAGAACAATTATTTACGATGAAGGATTCCCACCAATATCGTCTGCGTCTTTATATGGTAGCTCAAATGGAGATACTAATTTAGGCCAAATGTATGTAGATACTACTACAGATGCAGAGAATGTATACATTTACGCTTAATAAAAATATTAAATAAAATTAAAAACACCCCACGTGGGTGTTTTTTTTTGTATATGTATATACGATAAAATTATAAATAATTAGTTATGTTAAATGTTAAATTAAATCCACACGAAGTTCAATTAACAATTGCTGCTATACACAACATTCAAATAGCTGGTAAAGACGCACACATGGTATCAGATTTATTAAAAAAATATGAAGATGCATTAACAAAAATCCAACCAGTTAAGAAAGGTTAATATTTATAGGTAACCCTATTATTGGCCCTAAAGGGAAGTAGGCAGCAACGTTGCTGTATCTAACCGTAATAGAAATATATCATGCCAAACTGGAAAAAAGTCATTGTATCCGGCAGTAACGCCGTGTTAAATCACGTAACAGCTAGTGGTCACATGTCCGTATTAGACGGAGGTTTAACTGTAAATACACACACATCTACTACAGAATTAGAAGTTGTAGGAAATATAAGCGCTTCTAGTGGAAATATAACAGGTAATAACATTACAGCTGCTAATCAATTAGATACTAAATATAGAAGACTTGACATTACTAATAGTTCTTTAATAGATGATTATAATGGTGATGTAGTGTTTTTTGGTGGTGAAGGAACAAGTTTTACTCAAGGTTGTATCCATGGATATGACGGTACCAATTGGAATAGAGTAGCTAGCAATGGGAGTAGTGCAGCAGGAACTAATTTTTTAGCTATAGCACTAGGAAGTAATGCTTCAGATGGGATGTTAATTAGGGGTTTTTATACTAGAGACTTAGTCTTAGGCGCTGGAGGAAGCTCCTTATATTTAGGCTTAAATGGGACTTTTAACGATGCGCCCCCAACTGGAAATGGTGATTATTCAAGAATTGTAGGACATTTACTTCAACAAGTCGGATCTAATGCTCTAATTTATTTTAACCCAAGCCCAGATTGGATCGAAATTGAAGTGTAATGGCACCAATAGGAAAATTTAGTGGGGTTAATAAAACCAGTTTTGGTAAAATAGATAATATTTTAGCTGTTAATATTGCGGGTATAGATAATACTAGTTTAGCACTAGATCCTGGTGTTACTGTTTTAAAAAGATATACATTTGAAAACGAAACCACAAATTCTGGAAATGGCGAAGCTAATGGTTGGGTCCCAACTGCTGAATCACCTTTAGGGATACCTGGTCTTGACTATGCTTGGTATAATACCCTTTTAAATGGGAGTAATGATAATTACACAACAGATTATGCTTTTGGTGGGGCTGTTGGAACTAAAAAATTTATAAAATGGAACTGTAACAGTGGTCAAACTCCTTCGTCCTACACCGGACCCAACACAGGTGGAGCTAATAATACCCTACTCCCCACCCAAGAAGCTGATCAACAAACACTTACTCAACAAGCAGATTCAAAATATCTTTATGCTGAAACTAGTAATTCTAATGTCACAGATAAAGCATTTTTTTGTTATTTGTTATTTGGGGATATTACAAGCCAAATGTCTAATACTAATAATGACCTCAAATTAGAATTTTACATTCACGCAGCTTCCTCCACAGCCACGGCTAATGGTAATAGGATTGGTACTTTATATCTTCGTGGAAGATCTATGGATCTTGTTGATTTTGCTGGTTTTGTAGGTTCCCCCACAAGTAATACTACTTTTAACATTGCTGGATTTCCTGGCACTTATTTAAATAGTTTTTTCCCTAATAGTACTAATACTGGAGATGGTACTGATCCATGGTACCGTATCACGATAGATATAAATGATTTTAAAGAAGCAGAGCTAGCCGATGGTTCAGTCTCTTATCATGCAATTTATTTTATTTATACTTATGCAAATTTGTATTATGGTGATTTATGCATAGATAATGTTTCTTTATTAGAAGTTCCCGTATGAGTATAATTAAAAAAATATCAATACCCGGGTTTTTACCACCTGCTACCTCATTTGGTGATAATGAAATTATTATTAATACAATTGATGGAAAATTATATATAAAAAATACCCAAAACAATACTTTAAGAGTAATTAACCAAGATTCTGATAAAAATACTTTTTTAGATGGTGATGTTCTTATTAATAAAAAAATAGAATTTAAATTAACTAAAGATTCTAATAGTATTTTATTTATTAGTTCATCAGGTGGTAGTGGTTCAAGGGTAGGTATTGGAACAACTGATCCTAAATCAACTATTGACTTTAAAAGCGTAGATAATTCCTCTATAGGTACTGAATTAATTTTAAGAAGCGCTCGTTCTTCTATTACTGGGGCTTTGTCAGGTGACGAAGGAGGTAGTATTAATTTTACTATTGATAGTGGTTCTTTTACTGATTTAAAAACTTCGGGTTCTTTAGCAAAAATTAAAACTATAGTTAGCTCTGTAGGTGCAGGGGGTGCAGAAGGCACTTTAGCTTTTACTATATCAAAAGGAGTAGGAGCTGAAGGGCGTGATGTTTTTAAATATGGGTATGCTATAGGTGGTGAAGGTGCTACTTTTGCCCAACTTCAAACAGGTTCTTTAATCATTACCGATTTTGGGGCATTAGCTCCCTCAAAAATTAAAATGATAGATTATGATGGTACTATCAATTTTCAAGCTTTTGAAGGTGATATCACTGCTTCTGGCGACATAAGTGCTAGTGGAACTATACATGGGGTTACTGGGTCATTTTTATTAATTGATGGAGGAACATTCTAATGGCAGTAAGAACACCTATAAAATGGAATAATGCTAATTTTAAATGGAATGTAGGATCTACTTTTCCCAACCAAAGTAGTACCCCATTTACATGGGATGATGTAGCTCTAATTGTAGAAATCGCTGAAGTAGCTAGGATGTATGCAGATACTGACTTACAAGACGATGCTATACAAGATTTTATTAAAGATGATCCTGAAAAAAAGAAAAAATTAATTAAGCTAATTTGTAAAGTTCAAGGAAAAACATATAAAGAAACAAAAGAAATAGATAAAGTTAAAATAAATATTAAAGACGTTAAACTCCTTATAAAAGAGGCACTAGGTATTAACGTAACAATACTTTAAGGCATGTACAAATTATACACAGACAAACAAGAAATCTTTGAGTGTGACATTCAACTCGAAGGAGCATCATTAAATAATTCAAACGCTCGTTTAATTATTGAAACTGAAGATATATCATTACTTTTTAAAGGTAACATAAATAGCCAGGGAAAATGTAAAATCCCTGTAAAACGCCTTAAAGGACTTTTAGGCGAAGATATTAAAGGAACTATTAAACTTGAAGTTATAGCAGAAGACACTTATTTTATTCCATGGGAATCAGCATTTGTAGTTGAAGCATCAAAGAAAATACAAGTTGAAGTAAAGTCCCAAAACCAAAGTGAAGTAATCACTGAATCTAAACCGTCTGTAAAAGTTAAAAATGTTAAAAAAGAAGTTACTATTAAAGAAAAAAATCACGTTTTAAATATTCTTAAGCTTTTAATTAAAGAAGACATCAGTTTAAAAAATGTTAACTTTAGAAAAAATAAATTAAATCATATAGTTGCTACTTATTTGGATAAACATCCAATTAATGAATCTCAAAAAGATCAAATTGTTAATGGAGTAATAAGTGGCCTATCAAAACTAAAATAATAAGTTATGGCTGGACCACTTAATTTTACTGGTCAAAATATAGAAGACACTTACCAAAGGATAGTTCAAGTTTCTGGTAGTGGTTTTTGTGATGGAACAGGTTCTGCTGTTACTATAGGATCAACTCAAATTAGACTAAATAGTGATGCTGTTAGCAATACTAATTATGAATTAGTTTTTGGTGAATTACCTTTAGGAGGAGGAAATAGCGAATTAACCGCAGACGGAAACCCCAGTACGGGAAATCGTTTAACTTTTAACCCTTCTACAAAAACCTTAACTACTTCTAATTTAGAAGTTAAAACTAATATTTTAACTCCAAACATAACAGCTTCCGGTAACATAAGTGCCAGTGGAACCATACATGCTGGGTTATCTACAGGCACTAGTAATACAGTTGTTATTTCAGACAATGGGGAATTAAAAACCGATAACGTTGACTCTAAAATATTTGGCAATAATTTAGTAGATTATACTGCTACTCTTTCTCCTGTTACTCCTGCTTCTAGACAATTAGCTATTTGGAGTTCGGCGGGAACTATACGTGGCTATGATGGTCTTACTGCCAGTCCTAATGGAGTTATAACAGCTACTGCTATATCTGCAAGTTTAAATGCTGCTAATATATCCTATATAGGTTTCTTAGATGTATCTAAATTAAGAATTAATGGAGTATTAGTAGGACAATATATAAGTAATAATACTGTGTTAGGTAACCCAGCTGATACTAAAACTATCATAGAATCCCCTAAACTTGAGGTAACTGATTTGGATGTTTTAGGAGACATATCAGGTACTATTGACGGAGGTAAATTTTAAACATATGTATATACAACAATGGCTAGTACAATAATAACAAAAAATGGAACCGGATCAGCATCTCCCTCTTCATTACAACAGGGAGAATTAGCTATTAATGTTGATAATGGTAAAATATTTTATGGGGCTAAAGGTGGGACTGCTGTTTCAAGTAGTTTTACTTTTGACGAATTAAAAGTAGAAGGTAATCTTACCGCCCAGCAATATATAATATCATCTTCAGTTACATATGTTACACAATCATTTAGTAGTGGCTCGACAATTTTTGGAGATACACAAGACGATACTCATCAATTTACTGGTAGTGTTGATATAACAGGTAGTATAATAGCTACTAACTTAAGTGGCACAAATACTGGTGACCAAGATTTATCTTCTTATGCTTTAATAGCAAATATTTCTGGTGCTTTTGCAGCCGATAGTGCCTCATTTAGTACTAGAATAACTGCAAATGAAGCTGTAACCTCTAAAACCTTAATTTCTTCATCAGCACAAGTTGATCATGATCAAACAACCAACTTTAGCGCAGATGAACACTTTACCCAAGCTAACATTACAACTGTTGGTACAGTAACTTCAGGTGATATAAGCGCAATTTTACCAACAGGTACTGTTTCCGGATCTTCTCAAATCGACCTAGGCTCAGCATCAGGTACCATAGATATTTCAGACCAAACCAACTTAGCAGGAGGTACTAATATTACTCTTAGTGATGATACTATAAATCTTGACGCTAATATTAGTTTAACTAGTGTAACTGCTTCAAGCAACATAAGTGCAAGTGGTGATATATTTTCTAACAATGCTACTATAACTACTCAATTAACGGCAGCAGGTATAGCATACCCAACAGCAGATGGCGATAATGGAGACGTGTTAATAACAGATGGCGCTGGTAATTTATCATTTAATAGAACCACAGTATATGCTAATGTAAAAAATGTCCATGGTAGTGAACTAGTAAAAGGCATACCTGTCCACGTTACTGGTGCCGTTGGTAATACTAGTGAAGTTGTAGCAGCATCTGCTTCAAATGCTGCTACAATGCCCGCTCACTTTATCCTAAATGAAACCTTAGCAGATGATGCTGAAGGTTTAGCAATTGCTATAGGTTATATAAATGGAGTTAACACTTCTGGATTTAGTGAAGGTGATACTGTTTATGTAGGAGCGAATGGTGGTTATACAAATGCTAAACCAACAGGATCTAATTTAATCCAAAACTTAGGTATTGTAGATAAAGTAGATGCTTCAAATGGATCAGGGTTTGTTTTAGGTGCAGGTAGATCAAACGATGTACCAAATATTTCTCCTGGTTATGCTTGGGTCGGTAATAGTGATAGTGTTGCTACAGCAGTTGCTACCTCATCATTTATTCCAGCTGGCACAGTTTCAAGTTCTGCACAAATAGCATCTGATATAAGTGGATCGTTTACGGAAGCATCTGGAGGATTTAGTTCTAGAATAACCACTATCGAAGGTGCTGGATATACTACAAATACGGGTACAGTAACTTCAGTAGGTGGAACAGGAACCGTTAGTGGCCTTTCACTTTCAGGTACCGTAACTACTTCAGGCAACCTTACTTTAGGTGGTACTATATCAATATCCTCAACCAATATTACAGACGTAGATGCCTTCTCACAAACAGGCACTTATGCTTCATTAAGAGCCCAGGGTACTACAAAAGGAGATGTTGGCTTAGGTAATGTTGAAAATACAGCATTATCTACTTACACAGGTAACGGAGGTGCTTTAGATAATCAATATATTGCTAATGGTGCTGGTTATTTAACTACAGTTGATATCTCAGACGATACTAATTTAGCAGGAGGCACTAATCTTACCCTGTCAGGAGATACTATAAACCTTGATGCTAATATTAATTTAACTAGTGTAACTTCTTCAGTTATATTAACAGATACTAGACACCTTCCTAACACTGATGGTTCAGATCAATACTATGGGGATGTAGTAAAATTTGGTGGTGGTGGTACCTTAACCCAAGGCAGCATCTATTACCTAAATAGTAGCCAAAACTGGGCCTTAGCGGATGCTAGTGCCGCTTCTACTGCTAAAGGTATGTTAGGCATAGCAACTTCTACAGGTATTGAACTTTTAGTTAAGGGTATAGCCAGACATGGAGGATGGGCAGGATTAGGCCACGGTTCAGTTCTCTATCTATCAGAGACAGCAGGTGAATTAACAACTACTGCCCCTACAACCTCAGGAGCAGTTGTAAGAGTAATAGGGTATTGTACTAATACTACTGTTAGAGAAATTTATTTTAACCCAGAAAGTAGCTGGATTGAATTGACATAATGAGTTATTTAGATCAAACATTAACATTTACTGATAACAAAATTTGTTATGTAGATGGCGATACTGAACTTCAAGTAATGATGGATTGGGAAGATTCTATTATGTCAGCTTCGGCAGCTTATGTATGCCAAAATGGAGGTGATATATTAGAAATTGGGTTTGGTATGGGTATATCGGCTGGATATATTCAATCACATTCAATTAATTCGCACACCATTATAGAAAATCATCCAGATGTGATTTCTAAAGCACAAACATGGGCCCAAGGAAAATCAAATATAACTATAGTAACTGGAAGTTGGTACGATGTAAAAAACGATCTAGCAACTTACGATGGGGTATTTTATGATACTTGGGGCGATGATAATATGAATCAATTTAGTTCTTCATTATCATCATTAATGAAAGCAGGGGGAGTAGCTACGTGGTGGAACAACGAACCTACAGCTACTAACTATTATAATATACCTAATATTACTTATGATTCTTATAATGTAGCACCCCCCGAAAATTGTTATTTTAACCATACAACTTACTACTTACCAAAATGCCAACGTTAAATCCAAGTAAATGGGGTGAGGTTAGAAAAGTCAGCCAAACTACTCACACAGGTGCCAGAGATGCATCTACAGGTTTTGGAGCTGCCCAACCTACATCAGATGACACTTCGGGCGGCGAAGGAATTCAGTATAAGGCACAATCAGGTAGAGGGGGCCTATCATATAACATTTACAGATCATTTTTCTATTTTGATACAAGTGGAAACACCGGAACTATATCAAATGTAACTCTTAATTTGATAGGTGTATCGGCAGCATCCGCAGATGTTATAGTAGTAAAAAGTACTGCTTTTGGGGGTAACGGTGTAAGTGCAATTGATAATGATGATTTTGCTAACGTAACCTTTGCAACACCTTATAGTTCAGAATTTACTAGCTGGACTACTACCACAGCTAATATTGCTATTCCTTTGAACTCTACCGCAGCAACAGATATTCAAAATAACAATTATTTTATCTGTGCTGTAATAGAACATGATCATGATTACAGTGATAGTGACCCGGGTACAGCAACTACAAAAGCTTCTGGCGTACGATGGTCATCCGCCGGCGCATCCTTTACATTGAGTTTTGATGAAACAGTAGCATCCGGCCCCGCCAATGTATCAACATTTAAAGGAGTTGCTAAAGCTAATATTTCATCTGTTAAAGGTGTTTCTTTTGCAAATATTGCTAACATAAATGGTGTTTCTTAAAATCATAACATAAAATGCCTACTTTTAATACAGATTGGATACTATACAGCTCTGTTTATACCCCATCCACTAATCTTACTAGTGGACAAATAAATGCTATAAATAATGCCCCTGGGGGAACTCCGGCTAGTATAGGAGGTATTGGACACCTTTCATCCTTTGCTCTTCAATACACAACGAGTAATTTAGGAATTCCTCTAGATGCTACAATATTAGGGTTTGATATAAAAATTAGAAACAGGCTTACTATTGGTGCTACAAATCCCTTATCAAATAATTTTTACACTAATACAATAGCTCCTGACGGTACAAATAGCCCCTTTGGTAATAGCCAAGGACGCATTGAACAAGTTCTTTCTTCTACAACTACAAATACTTATGATTTAGGATATTCTTTTACGGGAGAAACTGGTTTACGCCCGGATAATGCTCAAACAGTCCCTCTTATTGATTTAATAGCAAACGATAATTTATGTTTATTGTTTCTATGTTTAGGAGATGAGACTTCTTTTCAAGGAATCTTGTTTAATGATATTGCTCCTAGTATAGCAATAAGAATTCATTATAAAACCCTTGATCCTATAAAAATTAAACTTGGTTCAGGTCCTTCAACTTCTGTTTCTATACCGTATGAAGGGGCAAGCCTTATTTCATCTGTAGGTTTTCTAGGTTCTAGTCAGAACAGCGAAGGTTTATCGCCAGGAAATACCAGTGGTGTAGCATATTTTGATAAAGCTATACACGAAGCTACTGACTATTATCAATTATCTAATTTTGGATTTAATATCCCAGAGGACGCTGTTATCGAACAAGTTAAATTACAAATAGGAGTTGACAGAGAAAATCTCAGTTTTGGATCAAGTAATTTTCAATTAATGTTTTGGTTTGGCACCACAGGTCCAGAATTTCTTAAAAGAAACAGTATCACATATACTTCAACAGAAAACCATGCTGTTAGAGAATATACTTATATTAATAGCCAAAACAATAATTTTTTTACCCCTAATATTATAAATAATTTACGCCTTCGTATATATTGGCCGGTTAACGTTTTTGGAAACCCCTTCGATACAGATATTTTTAGAGATACAATAACAGGTACTAACCCCAGTACTCCTACCTTTTCAACATCTTTTGGTAGTGTTTATATCGGGGGCACTCCTGGCTCTAATACAGGTCAAAGCCCTAGCGGCACCAACCACCCACAAATTTCAGTAACTTATAGTTTTCCTCAATATAAATTTAAACTCCAAGACTCAGGAATTATCCAAACATTTACTAGTGATGGAGATCCTATATACTACAGATCAAAAGCAAAAATTCAATCAATATAATTTTCTTAAAATTAACTAATACGTATATAAAAAAACAAACAAGTTATGGCTATAAAAAACAATGAAAGTGTTAACTTAACACAAGAAGAAATCCAACAATTAAATGATCTTCGTACTAAAACAAGTGAACTTACCTTTTTAAGAGGACAAATTGGTATCGCTGAAGATAATATTAAACGTCAATTAAACGAACTTGCAGAACAATTTAATGATTTATATAAGACAGAAAGTGAATTATCGTCTACTATGTTCGAAAAGTATGGTAAAGGACAAGTAGACCTTGAAAAAGGTACTTTTATTAAATCTGAAGATTAATTTTTTTAAAATATTTTCGATATTTATTGCCAGCAAGAAACTGCTGGCATTTTTTTTCTATATTTATTACAAATAAACAACACAAGATATGGCCGAACAAATAGTATCTCCGGGAGTATTTCAAAGAGAAACCGATCAATCATTCATAACACCTGCCCCAGTAGAAGTAGGTGCAGCAATTGTTGGCCCAACAGTAAAAGGACCTATCGAACGTCCTACTGTTGTGACTTCCTTTGCTGACTATAAAAATAAATTCGGAACAACATTTATTTCTGCTTCCGAAAATTTAGAATTTATGACTTCTATTGCAGTACAAAAGTATTTTGCTAATGGAGGTAATAGTATGTTAGTTACTCGAGTAGTATCGGGATCAGGAGATTCTTGGAATCCTGCAACTAGTACTAATATTAATAACAATCTCACAACAGGACTAACTTTTGGTAGTGGATCTGTAGATGCAACTACGATTGGTGAATCAACAACAGTTAAAATAACAGTAGGTTCAACTGTTGTTAATTTTATAGGACAATCAAACCCTAATACAGACTCTTCTGACGATTCGGTTAGATTCTTTGATAGAGGATCAACAACAACTCAGTTTGCTAATAACTTTGCAACTGAATTTAACTTAGTTTCAAGTTTAAGTGGGTTTGTAGCATCAAATAATGGAGCAACAATGATAATATCGGGTGCCGCTGCAGGTACCGCAGGTAACGGATTAGTATTTGCAACAGGTTCTGGTGGTGACTTTTCAACCCAATTTACTACTGAAGGAGGTACTAATACTACAAACGCTACAAAAGTATTTACCTTAAAAACTATAGGTGAAGGTACAATACTTAATGGTACCACAGGTTTAACTGATCAGGGTGAACAATTTTCAGACGGAGGGTTAAAAACTGGTTCAAAAGATAACTTAAGATGGGAAATTAGTGGTGTTAATAATGATGCAGGTACATTTAATCTTTCTATAAGAAGAGGTGATGATAATACTAAAAATAAAATCATTTTAGAAACTTTTATAGGATGTAGTTTAGATCCTAAATCAGACAATTATATTTCTAAAGTAGTAGGTGATCAGTATACAGATACTTTTGATGCTGAAGGTCAAACATTTATTAGAGTCCAAGGTGAATACCCCAATAGATCTAAATATGTATATGTTCATGAAGTAAACACCCCTACTCCTGATTATTTATTAAATGATGGTACTATAGGAACAGATTCAACAGGAACCTCATACTCAGAAAGCCTACCAGCAGCAAGCAGTGGTTCATTTGCAGGTGCTACTGGTACTAACCTCCCAAATTATGCTGGTGGTTTAAATGCCTTTAAAGATATTAATAATACTAATAGCCAAGGATTGGTAGGAACAGATTATACTACAGCACTTAATATTCTTAAAAATACTGACGAATATAGATTTGCTACCCTTACAATTCCTGGAATGTACCAAGAAGGAAGTAATCACGCAACTGCTGTAGCATCTGCAATTGAATTATGTGAAGGTAGAGGTGATGCATTTTTTATTGCTGATTTAGTACCCTATAATTCTACTTTATCAACTGTAACAACAGAAGCAGGTGACCTAAATACTAATTTCGCTGGTACTTATTGGCCATGGGTTCAAGTCCCCTCTTCTGAATTAGGTAAAAACGTATGGTGCCCAGCTTCAGTAGTAATGCAAGGAGTTTATGCCGCAAACGATAGAGTTGCTGCTCCATGGTTTGCACCCGCTGGTTTAAACAGAGGTGGTGTTCCAGTAGTAAGAACAGAATTTAAACTTAACCAAAAGTTAAGAGACACATTATATGATAATAGAGTTAACCCAATTGCAACCTTCCCAAGAGTAGGTCCAGTTGCTTATGGTCAAAAAACACTTCAAAAGAAAGCAAGTGCCCTTGACCGTATCAATGTAAGAAGATTGCTCATTTCACTTAAGAACTTTATAGGTGATACTTCTAAAAACTTAGTGTTCGAACAAAATACTACAGTTACTAGAAATAAGTTCTTAAACGCTGTTAATCCATTCTTAGAATCAGTTCAACAAAGACAAGGTTTATACGCGTTTAGAGTTGTAATGGATGAATCAAATAACACAGCTGAAGCTATTGACAGAAACCAGTTAGTAGGTCAGATATTCATCCAACCAACTAAAACAGCTGAATTTATAATCTTAGATTACACCATTCAGCCAACAGGTGCAACATTTAACGACTAAAAATTTAGGTTTAACATATTTATAACAAAACAACACAACAATGGCGATATTAAGTTCAAATGATATGTTCTATACAGCTTACGAACCTAAGCTGCAAAATAGATTTATATTTTATATAGACGGTATTCCTGCTTATTTGATTAAATCAGCAGATAAACCAAAATATACTGCTGAAGAAGTAGTTCTCGATCATATTAACGTGAAAAGAAAAGTTAAGGGTAAATCTGATTGGTCACCTATTAGCTGTACATTATATGATCCTGTAACCCCTTCAGGAGCCCAAGCAGTGATGGAATGGGTTCGTTTACATCACGAATCAGTAACAGGTAGAGACGGTTATTCTGATTTCTATAAAAAAGATATTAGATTTAATACTTTAGGACCAGTTGGTGATGTTGTTGAAGAATGGATTTGTAAAGGAGCATATGTTACTAATGCTGAATTTGGATCAGGTGATTGGACTTCATCTACACCAATGGAAATTAGTTTAACTATCGCTATGGATTATGCAATTTTGGACTACTAATATCTTTAATATAAAATAAATTAAGAGGTGCGCAAGCACCTCTTTTTTTTACATATGTATATGCAAACATATAATAAGTTACAATATGGCAGAAAATAAACCAATGTTTCCCACTGAAGAGGTAACATTACCCTCAAAAGGCTTAATTTATCCTCAAAATAACCCTTTAGCTAAAGGTGTACTTGAAATGAAGTACATGACTGCTAAAGAAGAAGATATCTTAACTAACGAAAGTTATATTAAAAATGGTACTGTAATCGATAAATTATTACAGGCTCTTATAGTGACACCGATTGACTATAATGATTTAATTGTAGGCGATAAAAACGCAATTATGATCGCAGCACGTGTATTAGGGTATGGTAAAGACTATACATTTGAATTAGACGGAGAAGAACACACAGTAGATCTTACAGAAATTAATGATAAGTTAATGAAAGAAGAACACCTGTTTGAAAAAGGTAAAAATGAATTTGAATTTACTCTTCCTACTACTAAAAAAACTATTACATTTAAAATTTTAACCCACGCTGATGAGCAAAAAATAGATTCTGAAATTAAGGGTCTTAAAAAAATCAATAAAAACAACTCCTCAGAATACACAACTCGTTTAAAACATACTATTCTATCTGTTGAAGGCGATTATGAACGTAAAACAGTTAGACAATTTGTAGAAAACAGCTTATTAGCAAGAGATGCAAGAGCATTAAGGGAATATATCAAAGAAATACAGCCTGATGTAGACTTAACTTATGATCTTGAAACTGCAGCTGGAGACGTGAAAGGCGTTAGGATCCCAATTGGGATCACGTTTTTTTGGCCTGACTCCTGAGTATAAATTTACTGTATATAATGAAGTACACGACCTAGTTTACTGGGGTAATGGAGGGTTTCTATATTCTGAAGTATATAATATGCCTATACACCTTAGAAGGTATCATATTAGGAAAATAAATGAATATCATGAACAACAAAACGAAGAACATGAAAAAGCTATGAGACAATCTGCTCAAGTAGCTAATAGCATACCTAAAACACCTAATATACCAAAAAACTTAAGACGTTAATATTTATATAGGACAACCCCTATTATAAAATGGCTAAAAAAGATAATTTAGATTCTATGAATAACACAGCAAAAGAGTTAAAAGCTCTATTTGCTGAATTAGGGGGTTTAGTAGCAGAACTAAACTCTAGATTAGAAAGTACGGCGGATGCTACAGGTAGAATAGCTAAAAATACATCTAGAACTAAAGCAAACCAAAAAGATTCAGGTTCCTTAAGTAAAGAATTTGTAAACAGTGAAAAAAATCGTGAAGCTCTCCAAAAGAAAGTTTTAAGTATGAACGGTGATCAGCTTAAATTTTTAAGAGAATCACTAAAAACTGGTAAAGGGTTAAGTAAAGAAAAACTAAAAGAATTAGGATTAAACCAACATTTAGGTAATGTTTGGAATGCTTCTGCTAGAACTCAATTAGAATATTTAGGAATATCTAGACAATTAATATTCTTAAAAGAAACAGAAATTAAATTACAAAAAACGGCTAATAGGTTAGTTGATGGTTTAATTCAAGGATTTATGAAAGCAGATGAAGAAACTGCTAAAATGGGTAGAAATCTAAACCTATCTAGATCAGAAGCAGCTTCCTTAAAAATGGAATTTGCTCAAGTTGCGTTAGCATCTGGGGATGTAGCTATTAATTCTACTAGATTAGCAGAAGCTAATGCTGATCTTAATTCTCAGTTAGGAACAGCTGTTGTGTTTAGTGGTGAAATGTTAAAAACAACCTCTAAATTAACTAAATTAGTTGGTTTATCAGCAGAAGCTGCTGGTAGTTTAGCATTCCAAGCTCAACGTTCTGGTCAATCTGTAAGAGAGGTAGAAGAAAACGCTTTAGCAGCATCATATGAATTACAACAAGGAGCAGGAGTTGCTCTTAACTTAAAAGATGTATTAGAAGCTTCTGGTAAAGTTTCAGGTCAATTAAGAGCCCAATTAGGAGCAAATCCTGAAGAGATAGCTAAAGCAGTTACAAAAGCTAAATTATTAGGAGCAGAATTAGAAGATTTAGCAGCAGCAGGTAAACAATTACTTGATTTTGAATCAAGTATTGAATCAGAACTAGAGGCTGAATTATTAACAGGTAAACAACTCAACCTTGAAAGAGCAAGGGCCGCAGCCTTAGCAGGTGACCAAGCAACTTTAGCTGATGAATTAGCTAAAAATATGGGTACATTTAGTGATTTTACTAAAATGAACACCCTACAACAAGATGCCTTAGCTAAATCAATGGGTATGAGTTCTGATCAATTATCTGACATGCTCTTTAAACAAGAAACTATGGGTATGAACGCCCAACAGTTAAGAGCCCAAGGTAAAGATGAATTAGCAGATAAGTTAGAACAAGTAAGTGCCCAGGAAAAAATGAACCTTTTAGCCGAAAAGTTCCAAGGCATTATGGGTGATTTAGCAACAGCATTTACTCCTCTCCTTGATACAGTTGCAGGTATAGCTACTTATTTTGCTTCAATGCCCGGAGTTATAGGAGCTATAGTATCAGTTATGGCAACTTTATTAGTAATGCAAAAAGCATTAGCTATCAGATCACTTATTGTTGCTACTGCTAAAATTTTTGGTGAAAACGCTAAATTTGGCCCTGGTGGTATTGCAATAGCGTTAGGAACAATAGCAGCTATGGGTGCTGCTGTAGGAGCCGCTAGAGCAACAAACATGGCACAGGGTGGTATAGTGAAACCTAAAGCCGGAGGTACAATAGCACGTATTGGTGAGGCAGGTCAACCTGAAGCAGTAATCCCATTAAATAAAGCAAAGCAAATGGGATTTGGTGGCGGTGGAGGAACACCACAACCCATAATAATTAATAACACGTTTGATGCTTTTGCTGCTTCAAATGGCAATGGTAGAAAAGGACTTGGAGGAGCTCAAGAAATGCAGGCAAGTCCTACATTTGCTTAATATTTATAATAAAACAACACAATTATGGCACTTAAAGACTTAAAATCAATCCACGACTTAGTACAAGGTGATGGTCCTGTAGGAGAAATGGCCAACCAATCTGGTCCTAATTTCCCAATAACAGGTCCCGATGTAACTAAAGGAGCATACCCATTTAGTGTTCCTAATGGTTCACAACTTCATGGTGGTCCTTTAGAAGACCAAGCAGGAAGATCATTAGTAGGCCCCGCTTATCAATATGCTTATGGTAGTGCAGCCGCATCTGTAAATCCATCTACTATGGATTTAGATGGTATTACCCCAAACAAGTATACAGATAACCTTCCTGATTAATGATTTATGGCGATATCGTTAAAAAATCTTTTATTAATCGCCGAAGATACTGGCACAAACCCTGATGGTTCAAATTTTGACCAACGTTCATTAGGGTATGGAGATAATGAACCTTTAGTAATTAAAGACTTACCCGCAGTAGAAAAAGAAACTAACGGTGCTTTAGGTTTAGTAGGAGAAGTAACAGATAATTTTGTAAGAGGAGGAGCGGTAGCATTAGGAATTTCTGTTGTAGATGATTTAAAAAGATTAGGTAAATTATTAATACAACCTAATGGGTTAGCTTGGGCGGGTGCGCAAGTAGCCTTAGCAGCAACAAATCCTTTAGGTCCTATTTTACCTAAAGTTGGTGGAGGTGAAGAAGACCCAGACCAAGGTTTTATAGGAAATGCAATAGATACAATAAAAGAAGCTCTACCTCCACGAAACAGATTAACACTACCACTTAGTATACTAGCAACCGCGGGTACAGGCGCCGCAGGTGTTAGATTTAGAAAAGATGGTTTAATTGACACTGAATTTGAAAGTGGGTTTAATTATGATTCTTTACAAGGTGGTCCTAAGTATGAATCTAGTTTACTAGAGGTAATTAATAATGGTTTAGAAGGTAGCTCTGACCACACCCTCAGAGGTCAATACTTTAATATATTTGAAGATAGTTCAAATGACCCCCGAACAGTTATTAAATCATATAATGGGGGTCCACATTCTACATTTGGTATAGGAGAAACTACAATAAAAAGGTATAAAAGTAATCCTTATAACCCCGCACTTAAAACTTTAGGACAAGTAGAACAAGCAGGGTATTTACCATTATTTAATCAAGAATTATTTGAACTTAGACAAGGTCCTAATGCTACTAAAGCTAACTCAGGTACCCCTACAGATGGTTATACAGATTACAGAAACAAAACTAATAGAAGGCAAGAGGTTAAACAAACTAGAATAGGATTATATAAGTTAGGAGACCCAGGTATTAAAATGGAATCTACTGAAGAAGATTCTTATAATGTTTATAATGTATCTACTGTAGATAAAATATCCGCAGCTAATATATTTAAAAGAGAAAATTTTGCAGATTATAGTAGTGAATTTGAAGATTATATTAAATTTAGAATTGCTGTAGTTGATACTGAAAATCCCCTAAACGATAATGTAATGGTTTTTAGGGCTTATTTAGATAGTTTAAGTGATGATTATAGTGGTGATTGGAGTAGTCACAAGTATAATGGTAGAGCCGAAAACTTTTACACATATTCAGGGTTTGATAGAAAAATTAGTTTTTCATTTAAAATTCATACCCAAACTAGATGGGAACAAAAACCTCTTTGGAGAAAATTAAATTATCTAGTATCCCAAACTGCCCCCGAATATAAAAACAGAAGAATGAGAGGTGTTTTCTCTCGTTTAACTATAGGAGATTGGATGAATGAAGTCCCAGGTTTCTTTACCTCTGTAGGTTTAAGTTGGGCTACAGCATATCCTTGGGAAACTCGATATGATAAAGATGGAGCAGATAGAGACTTAAATGAATACCCCCACATCTTAGATGTACAATGTGCATTTACTCCAGTACACAACTTTGCTCCTTCAAATAGCCCTACTACACCATTTATATTACCTGAAATTGGAGTCAATGAAAGTAGAAAATATGCTAGACAAAGTAATGATGAAAATCGTGACCAATTTGGAGCTGATGGTGTAGCTGCTAATACTGAAACATCTACCCCACCAACACCACCTCCAGTTCCAACACCCCCACCAGCTCCGGCTAATGATTTAATTGATACACCATCAAACCCAATTGAAAACCAACAACTGCTCCGTGCAGCTCAATTAGGACTTATATGAAACGTTTTACAGATATAAAGAATTTAATTTCTGCCCGTGGTAAAAGGTACTATTTAAATACTATATTACCTGAAATCCCTTTAAGCAGAGAAGACATATATATTATTACCCAAGACGGTGATAGATTAGATAACTTAAGTTATGAGTTTTACAATGATACCCAATATTGGTGGATAATACTGGCTGCTAATCCTAATAAATTACGTAAAGATAGTTATTACGTTGCTTTAGGTGAACAAATCAGAATACCTGCTAACCCTTCTCAATATGTAAACTCATTTATTAATTTTAATAATAATAATAGATGAGCATTTTTAAAGATACTTTTAGACCATATGTAAGAAAGCAATTATCTCTCCGAGAAGAGTTAATTGCTATAGGAAATACTAATGATCAGGGAATCAGAACTAACCGTGACTCTAAACAACCTGTAACATTACAAACAGGTGATAAAATTGAGTTACATGGTGGAGCTTATTATAATTATACTTTAAATAAACAGTGTATAATTAGAATGACCTCTATGGTAGATTATGTTGAAAATGTTGGCCTTGAAATTGGTGGATTAGAAGGTGAACAAAGTTTTAATGCTTTAAGAGGAGCATCATTATCTCAAAATTTTATTTTAGAAGGAGGTGTGTTAAGTGATTTCGCTAGAACTAGAAATGGAAAAAGAGAAGTCAGAAGAGCAACTACTCCTAGAGATTCTTTCCCAAGACAAGGACAAAGAACTAATTTAGGTTATGGTGATTTAGCTATAGGAGCAGAAGCATCAAGTGATGGGTATGGAATAGTTCCTATGCCTGGTATCACAGATGCTAATATTAGAACTAAATCTGCATATGGTTCGTTAAGAGAAGCTAAAGTTAACTTTGTGTGTCATAACAGAAGGCAATTAGAGGTGCTAGAAATGCTTTATATGAGGCCAGGTTATATGGTTACCCTAGAATGGGGGTGGAATCCTTATATTAATAATAGAGGTGAATTAGTTACTGAAACCCGGTTATTAGAAGACATGTTTTTAGTTGAAGGAGGAAAATCTTTACTTTATACTAATTCAATAACCCAACAAGACGTATTTAATGCTGTCAATAAGCTAAAAGAATACCATTGTGGTAACTATGATGGAATGCTAGGTTTTGTAAAAAACTTTGGATTCCAAGCTCGAGAAGATGGTGGATTTGATTGTTACACAGAATTAACCTCTATAGGTGAAGTAATTGAAAGCTTAAAAATACCTAACTTAGCTATTGTTAACCCAGTAACAAGTTTATCAACTACGTCTGAAGACGTAAATGGACAACAATCTAATATTACGGTTTCGAGTAATTTTGGTTCTGGTAAAGTAGGCAGAGTTGATGAAGCAGCATTTAACACTGCTTTAGAACAAGGTATTTTCCCTAGATATAATGGTTTACTGGGTTTAGTTAAGTCTTTATATAACTATAGTATATTTAATGAATTCGAAGTTGATGGTCAAAAATTGAGCACCAGTAATACAGAGGGCCAAAATGATATAATTAACGAAATATTTCCTGACTATTCAAAAGAAACCTATAATGCTGCGGATGATGACAGACAAAAAGAACTTGATGAGATAAAAGACTCAGCCCAAACCACTGCTGAGGCCTCTGGATATAGTGACCAAAAAGGACGGTTTAATCAATATTTAAAAGACTTAGTTAGATATCAAGCAACTAGTTTAGGCCAGTATTTAGTAAATACATTACAATTACAAGATCCTGGAGATATTGTTAATTATATAATTCCTGTAGGGGGTAAAAACAATCAATCTTTTATAAGGTGGGATGCTTTTTGTACATTAATAAATGAAAATTTAATTACTAAAGATGAAAAAGCTAATACCCCAGTATTCATAACATCTGATAGAGTATATGATTTAGGAGATAACACAGCAAAATTAGATCCCCTATTATTTACTGCCATAAGTGACTACACAGATTCTAATCAAAATAACTTAATTGATTATTCTTGTGATGTTAATGTTTGTATTTTACCATTACAATTT